CGTCGCCGTCATCGTGAAGCGCATCCAGGAGGTCAAGGACGCCACGGCGGAGGAGAAGCAGGCAGCCAAGGCCGCCATCATCGAGAACCTGCAGCAGCTCATCCTCGGGTGGGTCACGGACGCGGAGCACGACCTCGGCGGGGGCACCGGCAAATTAAAGGCGTCGAAGGTCGCCGCCCTGATTTACCAATATATCCCGGACGACCTCAAGCCCCTTTTCACCCCGCAGGAAATCCAGGACATGATCGACACCGTATTGGATGACGCCAAGAAATACTGGGAGAACAACGAAAAGGCCCGGGAATACATTGAGAGCGGCGCCCAGGTCGCGCTCACGGCGGAGATCGGCTCGGTCAACGTGGCGGACGGCTTCCCCGTGGAGGAGGTCGCCAAGGCGGTCGGCGCGGGCGTAAGCGCAGCCATTAAAACCGCCGTAGAGGCGGCCCAGGACGCGCCCGCGGCCGTGGTGGTCCAGGAGCCCGCCGACGGCGGAAAACCC